TATATGCTAACGCATATATATATAATTTGTTTCTATGGATTGTTTTACAATCCTAGGAAGGCTCGAGAACGAACCTTCTGCTTCGACTTAATATGTCGCACCTAATTTGAATAGACCAGGCGGCATACCATAAGTCCGTAACCTGCGACAGATTAGATGTTCGTACAAAACCGTCCGAGTCTAAGTTCTGAACGTTTTGTCAATCAATAAATACGAATTGACACGCTCGCCCTGTAGTGATCACAGGAACCAAGTTTGGCTATTTTGCCTTTCTACAACCATTGTAGATAAATTACTGATTTTAAATCTTTACAATTTGAGTATGTTGAGATCATACTCAATGATATATGTTACTTATATATTTCTATCTCCAAAACGTAAAAATTAAATAATAATTAAATAAAACAAAGTCTTTACCATCATGTAATGGTTGAAAACATTTGTTTATGAACATTATAGAAAGTTTATAACTGGTGAAACTTTAATGTTCTTCTTTACTATCGTCACTGCATGACAGTCGTCGGTTCACACGTATAGTGAATGAAGGAGCGCCTACAGCCGTATGCTTAGGTATGACTAATGGTCCGATGTATATTCATCTTGCCTGCTCAAATACATTAATTTTTCCCTATAATAGGAATAATCATTTTACTGTCCACGTAAAAGTCGAGGATATGTCTCTAGTTACATTAGAAACTAGATATGGCCTGACCGGCATGAATAAAATACGTCACCCCTACAAATCAGATACAATCAACAATAAATACCGCTATAATTATCAAAATGATGAACGATTTTAAAAATGCGATTAAGAATGTGTTTTGCAGAAATGATTCTGTATTACCCATCAATGAAGATGTTTTTACTTTACAGGTCAGAATTCAAACTGGCTGTTATATTGTTACAATTAATGAGAAAACTACTGATGAACTTTATTATAAGATATCAGAATTAGTGCGATTACGCACATTGAGAAACGAAAGATTTTATATTCTATATGGTGAACGTCCTTTAGTTAGAGGTCGCACATTCATGGATTATAATATTCATAATTACGCTTTTATGAAGGTTGAATTTCCTTCATTAATTGGTGGTAGCTCGATTGAGCTCCCTCCATATAAAATTATTGGAAAAATTGAAAAACAAGTGTTATTGGAAACTGAAAATAGAATCTATATTCAATCTGCTGATTATGATGAGGAACGTGAACAAAGTGCTATTACTAATATGGTTAAACATATTATTAGTGGGCTTGAACGGATGCCTTCAACTGGTATTGATATGAATTGGATTATCAAACAGGTAGAAAATTTTTCAATAATACGAACTTTTTCACGTAAATGTGAAACAATCAATGAATATTATTGTTTAGCACAAATGTCTTATCGACTATTTACTGGTGATGTTTTATCAACAGATATAGATAAAATTATTGGTAAGTTGTTTCAAAATGAAATACAAGCGTTTGATGTTGGTGAAACATTAAATTTTTTACGACAAGCTTTTGATGGTATAACGAATATCACTGAGAGCGAACTCTCGAAAAAGTTGATTAGTTTATACAGTTATTTGCTTACCCAAGGTTATTTGAAAGCATTTGGTATAACTTTAAATGATGAAGATTATTCTAAAATGGAACAACGTGCTTTATTATGTGCATTTTCATCTAAACGAAGTTTTTATGTGTGTTTAATAGATACAGTGCTTTTTATTTGTGAACGCATTCACGAATACCAAATAACTGGGGATATTACTTCCTTTATCCATTCAAGTGGCAAATACACCAAATGGTTGAAAGAAGCTGATAGAATTATTAATCTAGCCCCATTTACTGGTAATCTTCAAGCCCATGGAACCTCCTATTTTTCATATATTGCTGATTTGCGTGAATTATGTGAACAAGGAGCTGCATATAGTAAATATTTGCGTAATGCAAGTGGAATTGAAGCTACTTTAATCTCACGCAAGCTTAATACTCTACAAATGTTGTCAAATACTGAGATTACGCGACGTGCTGCAATGAAAGAACGTTGTCAACCTATGGGAGTTTTGGTTTATGGGCATTCCAGCATAGCTAAATCTGCATTTACAAAAATGTTATTTAACTATTATGGGAGTCTGTTTGAATTGGAACGAGGTGATGATTTTCGCTATGTTCGAAATCCCATGGATGAGTACTGGAGTAATTTTGATTCCAGTAAATGGTGTATTCAATTAGATGATATAGCTTTTAAAAATCCATCCAAAACAACTGATATTGATTCAACATTACAGGATCTCCTTAATGTGGTTAATAATGTTCCTTATGTCCCACCACAGGCATCTTTGGAGGACAAAGGTAAAACACCAGTTCTTGCTGAGTTAGTTATTGCCACTACAAATTGTGAAAGTCTTAATGCGCAAGAGTATTTTTGGTGTCCTTTAGCTGTTCGCCGAAGATTGCCTTTTGTGATTGAGTTAAAGCCTAAAAAAGAATTTATACATGCTAATCAATCTTTCATCGATCCAACTAAAATACAAATTGAAGAAGGTTGTTTCCCTGACTTATGGGAAATTACTGTTAAACAAATTGTGCCCCGAATTCAATATGGTCGGGAAATGGCTGATGTGGAAATTATTAAAGTTTTCACAGATATTAAATCTTTTTTACAATTTTTTGGTAAAGCTTGTCTACAACACAAGGAAAATCAAAAGAGAGCCATGATAAGTGATGTAGATATGCGAGAAATTCAAGTTTGCAAAACTTGTCTTGCCCCATTGCCACACGACCAATGTATGGAAGTTCAATCTTATGATTATGCATGGTGGATAATTACATTCACTATGGGTAGCATTTTGAATATTTTAATAGGATATACTTTCTTCTGGAAAGTTTTGGATTTTATGACAACACGTCGCTTTTTATCCTCTGTTGCTTTTAGAATTGCAAATTCTATCACATGTGAGAGTAAAGTGATGGCTTTTTATGGACGTTATGCTGAATTTAAGCGATCACGTTATGGTGGTGCTTTATGTACAGCTTTATCACTTCTATCACTTGCCATTGGTACGTATTGTGCTTACAGTTCTTATACAAAACCTACTAAAAAATCTGAGGTTAAGGTAGGATCCTCTTTGGATGATGATATTATCATGAATGTTCAGGGCAATAAATTTGGAACAGTTGAAGAACAATTGCAACGAGAAGAAAAATCTAATGTTTGGTATAATCCAACTGTTGAATTAACCACTTTCGATGTTCCTACTGCTTCAGCTAGTATGAATAATATTACACCTGAACAGTTGTACAAATTGTTTGGACGTAATTGTGTGCTGTTGCGAATTAAATTGCAAGGTGAAGCTAGTGTTCGAGTCATTCGAGGAGTCTTTGTAAAAGGTCATCTTTGTATGACGAACGCTCATGCTTTTAAGGACCATACAAGCAATGCTCAGTATGAAATAACTATCATACAATCCAATGTTTGTGAGGGTATCAATTCAAATATTAAGATTTCTTTAAAAATTTCTAATGTTGCAATCAGCAAGGAAACAGACATGTGTTTATTTCAAGTTGATAGTATACCACCATTTAAGGATATTACACATTTTTGGCAAAATAGATCAATTACTCCTTCGAGTTGTATTGAGTTAGTACGCCAAATTGATGGCAGTATTGAAAAACGATCAATTTTCGGTTTATCTTTTATGCCGAATATGCCTGTTGATGATATGCCACTAAACACATATAATGTATACTTTGGCCATAGTGATCAAATTACAGAAGTAGGTCTTTGTGGATCGCTGTGTATAGCAGTTACTCCACGTGGACCCATTGTAATTGGTATCCATATGCTTGGAGCCTCACATCGTGTTGGTGTTTTGCAAATAACTATTGATCAAATTAATGAATTATATACATCAAATGTTTTTACAAAACGTCCAATCGTACAATCTGGAACTATACCATCTCTAACTTGTGCATCTCGTACTCACACTTTGGGACCAATACATCATAAGAGTTTGGTGCGTTATCTTGAAGCAGGAACAGTTAATGTTTATGGTTCTTTTGAAGGATTTCGCCCCAAACCAAAGAGTAAGGTTTGTTCTACTCCCCTGCAGAAGGATGTATTAGAGCATTACAATACAACTGTAGGCTATGATAAACCAGCAATGAGTGGTTGGGAACCATGGCGTAAGAACATAATTGAAATGGTAAAACCTAACGTTACACACGATAAAGATATTTTACGTGCTTGCGTTTTGGGATATTCACAAGATATTATCAACAATTTACCTAAGGACTGGGAACGTGAATTAATTATTCTTTCTAATAGAGCTTCTGTCAATGGTTTACCAGGTGTTATATACATTGATGGTATTAATCGTAATTCATCAATGGGTTTTCCCTGGAATAAATCTAAAAGGGGTTTTTTAATGGAAAAACCTGATGATAGATATCCAGATGGTGTTGATTTTGAACCAGAAATCTGGGAAAAAGTTAAAATTATTGAAGATAAATATGCTGTTGGTGAACGTGCCTATCCAATTTTTACTGGACATCTTAAAGATGAAGCCACTGCAACCGCGAAATGTGAAGCAAAAAAGACACGCTTATTTACAGGTGCGCCTGTGGATTGGAGTTTGGTGGTTCGGAAAAATTTGTTATCCTTTGTTCGTTTAGTGCAGAAGAACAAATTCATCTTTGAAGCTGGTCCAGGCGTTGTTTGCCAATCAGATGAATGGGGTCGCGTTTACTCATACCTTACACAATTTGGTGTTGACCAGATGGTTGCTGGGGATTATGGTAAATTTGACAAACGAATGATAGCTGATTTCGTACTGGCAGCATTTGAAGTCATAGTTAATATTTATCGAGCTGCTGGATATGAAGAATCTGAATTACGTACAATTATGTGTATTGGTGAAGATACTGCTTTTCCATTGTGTAATATTAATGGTGATTTATTGGAATTTTTTGGTACAAATCCTTCTGGTCATCCATTAACTGTTATCATTAATTCATTAGTGAATGCTTTATACATGCGTTATTGCTATATGAAACTTAATCCACAAAATGAGGTCGACAGCTTCAAAAAGAATGTTAGTCTGTTCACGTATGGTGATGATAACGTTTTTGGTGTTAATAAATCTATTCCATGGTTTAATCACACAACTATTCAACAGGTATTAGGCACAATTGGTGTCGAATACACAATGGCTGATAAAACATCTGTTTCACGACCATACATTAGCATTAAGGAAGTTTCTTTTCTTAAGCGTGAATGGGTATGGAATGATGAGGTACAAAATTATTTGTGTCCCCTAGATGAAGCATCCATCATCAAATCCTTAACTGTGTGGGTTCCATCAGGAACTATTGATAAGTATAAGCAAATGGTGGCTGTGATTACTTCAGCTAATAATGAATATTTCTTTTATGGAAGAAAAAAGTTTAATGAAAAATATGCATTTTTTAGTGAACTTTTAGCAAAAGAACCATACTGTTTTTATGTAGACAAATATACATTACCCACTTTTGATGAATTAATTGAAAGATGGCAACGGGCCTCGTGCCTTGACTACTCTGTAGTCTCGGAGGATTAGATTAAGCAGTCTTGTCCTCTTAAATTATATAGCTTCAAAACTTTATAAATAGGACGATCACCTGTGTATGTGATCTAGCTGGGGAAATTGCTAATTATATTTCCGTTTCGTGTAGGTGTAATGGTACCTGCACGGAAAATATTAATCCATATATAATTCAATCATCAGATGAACCCATACCTGATTCTACTGAAAGTGAGGAACTCACGGTTGAGACCCTCACTTTTTTGGATAATTCGGTTGGGATTGTCGATAACATTCAGTATCACACTAACGAGATTGTCTCGTCGGGGGGTACTGCTAAAACTGATTTGGGCGCTTTTCTTAGTCGACCAACTCTTATTGATACTCGCACTTGGACAACGGCAACCGCTAATGGTTATCTTGGAAGTCCCTTAGAAGTGTGGTATCACTATTTAAATAATACCGTTATTACACGAAAGTTGCGTAATTTTGCTTTTATGAGAGCAAAATTGTGTTTAAAATTTGTTATTAATGCCACACCATTTCATTATGGTTTGGCGCGAGTAGCATATGAACCTAGTGTTAATTCGGCAAATACTGGTTATAGAAAGAGTAAAATCAGATCCAATCCAACCAGTACTACACAAGAATTGATTCCTTTGAGTCAATTACCTGGAACGTGGTTAATACCTGCTGATAATTCAGCTGGTGAAATTCATGTTCCATTTTTCTACCATGCAAATTGGTTAAATTTGAAATCAGCTGCTGATGCAAAATCTATGGGTGTACTCAAATATTTTGTTGGGTTTCCTTTAACCTTAGCATCAGCTTCGGGTTCAACTTCTATAACCATAAATACTTATGCATGGTTGGAAGATGTTGAATTGAGTGGAACAACTGCAGAACTAACACTACAAGCTGCAGATGAATATGATGGTCCAGTATCATCAGTTGCTTCATCTGTAGCCAATATAGCTTCAAAACTTGATTCAGTGCCAGTTATTGGAAAATTTGCTAGAGCCACAACTATAGGAGCATCAGCTATAGCTAAAATTGCTTCCATGTTTGGTTTTACGAATGTACCAATTATTGATGCCGTTCATGGTTTTGAACCTTCTGCTGCACCACATCTTGCCACTACTGAGATTTCCACAATGATTCAAAAATTGACAGTTGATCCTAAACAAGAATTGTCTATTGATCCTACTTTACATGGTATTGGACCGAAAGATGAAATGTCAATTTCCCATTTAGTTAGTAGACCCAGTATTTTGCGAATTTATAATTGGAATACGTCTGATGCTGTGGGAGCAGTTCTATTTAACAGTAGAGTATCTCCTATGATGTTTGATGGTCAATATATTCTGAATGGGTCTTCTTCACAAGTGGCAACTCGAGTATATCATACTCCTATGTCTTATATTGCTACAATGTTTGCACATTGGCGTGGTGATATATACTTTGAGTTTGAAGTTGTTTGTACCAAGTTTCATAAAGGTCGTTTGAAAATTTCATGGGACCCTACTGGTAGTGGAGGAACTGCTGATCTTCCAGAAAATACTGTTTACACAGCTATTTTAGATATCGGTGCCAATAATAAAGCAACCTTCCGCGTACCATACCATCAAGCATATTCTTTTTTGAGAATGCGCGGTATTGGTGCACTAAATTGGTCACAAAATACATCTATGCCAGCAGATCCATTATTGGATAATGGACTCTTGATCGTTACTGTACTTACACCACTAGTTTCACCAGTCTCACCACAATTTGTTGGTATTAAAGCCACTGTGTGGGGTGCTGACAATTTGGAGTTAGCTAATCCTGTAGATAGTATCAGTGATGGTACACCACCTTCATTCTTTGATGTACAAGCTAAAGATGAAGTTGATACCGAATCTCGTGAAGTTACATTTGGAGATGAAGGTGGTAAACATCCACATCGTTATGAGCAGAACTTTGGTGAACGTATTGTTTCTTTAAGAACATTACTTCATCGGCGGAGCTTATACGATGTGTCCTCAATGGAGCCACAATCATATACAAGGGCTGGATTGTTTGTAAAATCATATACACGTTTTCCTCCATGTTTTGGTTATGATCCACAAGGGAAATTTACAGCAAATAAAGTTGTTGCTGCAACTGGTACTGCAAATTTCAATTTTGCACCTACCCATCCTATTACTTATGTTGGGATGATGTTTGGTGCTTATCGAGGTAGTGTCAATTATACAATTAATACTTGTGCTGATAATGAGGTTAGTGATATTCGCATCTCTCGTCTTAATAGAGATACTAAGCAAGATGCACGAGCTGGTCTTTTTGCAAACAGCATTAATACTGGTATCTCTAAAAGTGCCGCAGTGCGCTACTTAAATATAGTGTGCAATCCTGGCCAAGCAGGGGCACTTTTTACAACCACAACCACTAATGGTGCAGTGTCTTGGCAAGCACCACATCAACAAGGAACAAATTTTATGTATACAGATCCAACTGACAGCATTTTAGGTAATACTCATGATTGGTCTAATAGAGAATGTACGTTTCTTGAGATTTTTCTCAAGCAACAAACAGCTTCTACTACTACCAGTAATTTGACTGTTACTACTTATGCTGGAACAGGGCCTGATTTTACTTTATTATGGTTTCTTTGTTGTCCTACGCTCGATTATCAATTGAGTGTGCCAGTGGCTCCTTAAGGAGTCTTATGACATGGCAATGTCAATAAATAAATGCTTTAACGCTACAGGCAGGCCTGTAGAACTGCGATGGCACGGTCGTCGCGGGTTGTTTCAATGGAATCAATACTATTTCGGAGTTACTTCTTTATAAGTGAGTTTGAATTGGTCCCCACTGGGGTTTACTCAAAGAAATTTGAGGTTTTGGTTCCTATTGAACCTACCAATTCACACCGTGAACTTTTAAGAAGTGCTG